TCAATCGTGACGCTGTAACTTCCCGAACTCCTCTATTTCATTGCGCAGAAACAGTCCACGGTGCACAGGATCAGGGAATCCCTCATGGTTTTTCTTTCCTGTGCTTTTGCAACGGCTGTTCCAGTTCTGGATCGTTTTAACGGACCTTCTGAACAGATCTGCGACTTCTTCATAAGTCATGTACGGTGACTGGCTTTCATTCTCTCTCGAAAATTTATTATTCATCACGCTACTTTCTCCTCACTGATACACATCTCTGGAAGGTTGGCTCGCACCAACGCTTCAGCGAACGGTGGCGGAACGGCGTTACCGCAGCGCGCAACCTGTTTGTCTTTCGCGTACTTATTTCCCCGGTAGTCCTGATCAATCACGTACCAGGCGGGGAAGCCCTGAGCGGCGTAAAGCTCCTTCGGCTGCAGCATGCGCATGCCAATATCGACGATCCTGTATGTCACCCCTTCAATTTCCACGAATTCGCGCAGGCCATGCTGATGGAGGAATTCGCTGACCAGTGCCGCGCGCGCTTCGTCATAGTCCTGGGCTGCGAGGCTTGTCCGCACTTCGCCGAAGTGCTGGCCCCCTGCTGTTACGGTTTGCAGCGGGGTGTCGGCGGGTTGGCCGGTGTTTGTTCCGCGCATTTTGATAATGCTCGATGTCACCAGGGCGTGGTGGTCCGTGGTGGTGACTGTGTGGATAGGGCCATCAATTGCAGCGCCGGGTCCGGTGTAGTTTCCGCCGAAATGCTTTGCCAGAAATGCGCTGGCGATGGCAAACTTGTTACCGCCAGCTGTCACCGTGCCAGCAGGTTTATGCAGATTCAATACTCGAGGAGCTTGGCCGTTCCGCTCTCCATATCCCATCTGAATCAGGATGGGGCTGACAAGTTGACTTTTTCCACCACCACCTGCGGTGACGGTCCCTGCTGGCTGATCCACTGCATGGCCGACGCTGGCACCGAACTGGCGGGCGATAACCGGCGCAATAACGCAGGAGTGGTTGGTGTTCACAACAGTATTCATCGGCTGATCAACACTTCGTGGTTTCGCTGAGTATTTCGGGCCGCCAGCACCAACTGTGAACGGAGTAAGTGCCGCTTCAACCATGCCGAGCGCATGGCCATTTCCGCCAGGTCGTGCTGACGTCCCGGCGGTCACTGTGGGCAGTGATTCTGTAACTTGCTGGCCGGTGGCTCCGGTGCGGAATTTTGTTAGGTGGGGGATAACGACAGCATAGCCATGCTTGCGGGTAATCGTCTGCAGCGGCGCATCCAGTCCCTGACCACGGAACGTGTCATAACTGGTTTTACTGCTGGTGTGGTTGCACTTCACAATGAACGGCGTGGGGTTGTCGAGCACGAACCGCTGGATTCCGCGAGCGATGCGCCGCAGGGTGTTATCCGCCAGGGGCTTTTTGCGCCCAAATATGGACGGGCAGTGTATGCTCCAGTCGATGCACTCCGCAGCGGTACGCCATGGCAACAGCTGACCGCTCTGTACCGACAGGCTTTTTGGATCGCCATGTGACGGTGCTGGCCAGCAAACCTCTTCGCCGTCGCACCGTGCAACCATGAAAAATCTTTTTCTGATGGTTGGCGCACCGTAATCGCAGGCCCGCAGCTCACGGTATTCGACCGCATAACCTAGGCCGTCCGTCAGCCGCTGCGCGGCCGGGCTGTTCCGGTCAATCAGCAGAAACTCGCAAACTTCATCCAATGCCGGGTGATCTGCTGGTACGCCAGCACCCAACATGCCAACGAACGCAGCGAACGTCTCGCCAGCGCGGGCCGGGTCAGGGCGATCCTCGTCGGCCAGCAGCGGGCCCCAGGTTTTAAACTCTTCAACATTTTCCAGCATCATGACGCGGGGACGGGTGGCCAGCGCCCAGCGCAGCACTATCCACGCAAGGCCGCGAATCTCCTTTTTAACCGGAGTGCCACCCTTGGCTTTACTGAAGTGGCGGCAGTCAGGCGAGAACCAGGCCAGGCCGACCGGAGCGCCGGCAGTTGCGGATACCGGGTCAATATCAAACACCGACTCGCAATAGTGCAGCGTGTCGGGGTGGTTAGTGGTGTGCATGGCGATTGCATTGGGATCATGATTAATCGCGATGTCCACGCTGCGGCCGATTGCCATTTCGATCCCGGTGCTGGCACCACCACCGCCCGCAAAATTATCAACGATGATCTCACGCATTAGGAAACTCCAGAAAATTTTTGGTTAGTGACTGCGCCATGATGGTGATTACCCCGGATGGCTGACGTTCCAGCAGGAGCTTATTGATAAGCTGCATCACTTTTCTGTGATGGTCTGGCGGTAACTCATAAATGTGGTCAATGTGGTCGGCGACCAGCTTTACTTCTTCTGACCAGACGTTATTTTCCGCTGCTGGCGCTGCTGGCGCTGCTGGCGCTGCTGGCGCTGCTGGCGCTGCTGGCGTAGCCTGTTCCTGCAGCCGCACCGCCGCCAGATCAATCTGACGCATGAATGCTCTGCCGCGGGCTTCCAGTTCATCGCGGCTGACATAATCGAATTTCGGGCCGCGCCACGACTTATCGAATACCGCGATCGCCGCGCCGAAACCTGCTGAAGATTCCGATGGTTCGTTTTCTGCCGGACGGTACCAGACTGGCAGGTCAAAACTGATTCGCCCGCGAATAAACGCGATGTGATCTGCGTCTTCTGGCCACCATACTTCGCCGGTTGCCGCTTTAATCAGGAACACGTAGCGGCCGCCAAGTGCGCGCATAGCCATTGTGTGCGCGATTATGTGACGCATGCCTGTAATGTACTGACCATCATGCTGGCTGGGGCGGGAATAGGGCGGATTGGCATATCCGGCCCCGTGCAGTTCCGACAGGCGGGCACTCCAGTCTTGGGTTAGCGCGTTATCCTCTGCGCTGAAGAATGCTTCGCACTTGGCGTTGCTGGCGTCTGCAAACAGGTCAAGCACAAATGGACCGTACAGCGAATTGATTCCCCACCAGAGCGGATCCGGTGTTCGCCATTGGTCACCGACTTCTTTGAGCTTATGAGCAGGAGCAGCGCGCAGGGCATCCAGCGCCGCGCAATACGGACTGATAGTGTGATCGGTCATTGAAATTATCCGGAAAGATGGTGTCAGGAAATTTTGATTTGGTAGTAGGCGCAGAAATCCAGCACATAGGGGCATTCAGAAGGGCTTTCCGTTCCGTTTATAACGTCGCAGCCTCCGGCATGCAGGCAGTTGCAGTTCTGGCAACTGAGACGGTTGTCAAAGCAGTTTTTCGCCATTTCATAACCGCTGCACCGACCGCCACTAAATCGGTGAGGGAAGTCATAAGCGGAGCACCAGCATGTAACCTGCCGGCCGCTCCAGTAGGCTTTCCCGATGGGATTTGAGTATGCATAGCTCACCTCATTAAAGATGAAATTCAGCAGTAAGCGCCACGACGAGCAGCAGGATCAGCACGGCCGCCGTGCGGATGCTGGCATAGAAAATATGGTGGCGAGCGAAGTGCCGCCGGAATATGTTTTTCATGATTGGGAGGGTGGGGATTAGTTAACGTGACATGTCACACTGATAGTTTTAGGCTCTTCCAGCCATTCGTAACCCAGCAAGCCGAGTCTCCGCTGCAGGGGCAGCTATTAACCGGCGCAACATCACCGCATTTGGCGCACTGGCCAGCAACCTGTAATTGCTCCTGCAGCTCAGCGTGATACTTGCGGATCATCAGCGCGACCAGTTCAGCCCGGTCATACGGTTGACGGCCAGGCCGCCGGGCGACACAGTCGTGGTCGAGCATTGCCAGTTCCTGCTGGTCGAGGTGCAGCTCCAGTTTTGTCATGCTGTTGGCAGCCTGCCGGGCGCGCTGCGCGGCTTTGCGTTCTGCGGGGGATTTAGCCATGATCACCTCCCGGCTCCGGCGCTGCTGCCAGCAATCGCTCAATTTCTTCCCGCGCATCTGAACATTTAATCGCGCTGAAAGTTCCGCGAGAGCCATCGCTATCAAGAAGCCTGTTTATGGCACATATTAGATCGCTATCTGCTAGCGCTGGCGGGGCGAATAGCGGTTTGCACTTCGTTAATCCAGCCGCTTCGAGGAATGCCACAACATCTGGGTTGCGCTCAACATAGCCTTCACTGGAATTCAGCACTAACCACGCAACAGGCTCGGCCTCTTTACAACGAGGGCAGCTATCTAAATCTTCATCTTTCATTCTGCAATCTCCCCGCCAGCTAATTTGACTTCGTTGATAGCCCAATCATTCGCGGAGCACCAACCCTCAGCATATTGACGGTCGAAGCCAGAACGGTGCATAACCTCTTCGACAGACAATTTTTTCAGCGGAACAACAAACCGCTGCGGCTTCCTCCCGCTGTTGAGGCGCAGCACTCCGGCGCGGCAGGCGTTCCATACCCTCATTGCTAACGTTGGCCTGTCCTCACATGACATTCCGTTTATGAGTACAAAATTAACCGCATCGGAATAACTCATCTCATCCGGCACAGCAACCGGGGCGGGCGGTACTGGCTGGCAATAAAGCGGTTCTCTCAACCCCAGTAGTCCCGCGTCATCGTAATACTGAACCCCAGCGTCGGTGCCATCCATGTAGTGGCAATGTGCTCGCCATGCAACAGGCTTCTGCTCCCTCAGCACCGCCAGCTCTTTCTCTGCTGTAACCGCTCTGTCAAAGTTGATACCGACACGATCAGTTGCAATGCTCAATTCAGTTATAAGCCTGTCGCACTCTCCGTTGCGCTGGTCGATAACAGCTTGCTGCTCAGCAATCCGCGACGCCTGGGCGTCGATGTGTGCCAGCAGTCCAGGCAGGGCGTTAACTGCACTAACGATCAGATTCATGTTATCTGATGAGACGCTCACGCATGGCACACCGTCTGAAGCCCTGAAAGCACTTAACACATCGCCATCCTTACCGCTGGCGCTACTCAAACGAGCCATACTATTGCTGGTAGCCCAGTGCCACGGCATGGGGGAAGCAAATTTAATCAACCCCCGAAGATTTTCTAACTGCTCAGATGTAATTGTCATGCTGGCTCCTGTATTTTTCTAAACTCACGTTTTGTGTAGCCATTAATGAGCACAACGCGAGTTTGCAGTTTTTGCGCGTTCACCAGGCGTTCACACCTGTAGAACGGTCGGTTAACTGGGAGATGGTCTGCTATGAACCATTCATCATCAGGCATAACGGCCAGTGCTTCGGCATCTGATTCGCTCAACAGCTTAGTTTTGTCGTATGGACGCTGGTTCATGCTGCGGACTCCTGTTCTATTCCCATGCGCTGGCATGCAGTGCGATAAATAGCGGCATCTTTCTCAATGCCAATGAAACGTCGCCCGGTTTGCTGACATGCAACACCAGCGGTGCCGGAACCCATTGTGAAATCCATCACTGTATCTCCGGGGGTGCTGTAGGTTTCGATCAGGTATTGCACCAGTGCCAGCGGCTTCTGCGTTGGGTGAAAATTACCGGTCTGTTTATCGCTCGAGAAGAACTGGACGTCTCGCGGGTACCGCTCTGTGCTGTCATACTCGGTCAGACACAGAGCCTTGCCGTAGCAATCTGAATTGACCGTTTTCCGCTTGCTTGTCTTGCGCTCATGACCCTGCGTCATTTGCGGGTTGTATGTCGGCTGACGGCGATAAAACACCTGAATATTTTCGTGCGCCCGCAAGGGTTGCTTTTTGGCGTTCAGAAATCCGGTAGCGTTACCTTTTTCCCAAACCCACTCGCTACGCCAGTCGCGGATATTGCTGCTGACCAGCACGCTGGTGAATGGCTGAGCTGAAAACAGGATGATTGCAGCAGATGGTTTTGCGATGCGGTACAGCTGCTGCCACATCTGCTGCAGGTCGAGAGTGGAATCCCAGCGGCATTGGGTTGTGCCGTATGGAATATCAGCGCAAACCAAATCAACGGTACCGCTATCCATCTCAGTGAACACATCAAAGCAGTCAGCATTGAACAGAATAGGGCGCTCACGCATGGTCGCCTCCCTGCTTAGCTTCAAATTCAGCGGATATTTTGGCAGCTATTTTTGCGGCCTCACGAGTATCCCACTCAACACGATGCGCAATTGAATGAGCAGAAGAAACAGCAGATTCAATCAGACTGTCGCATTCCCGTATGATTAAATTCAGGTCAGGGTTTCGTTCGAGAATCCCGGCCCGCATTATTTGCCAATCGTTACATATCTCAAGAAGTCTGTTAGCCATTGGACAACTCCCCGGCGCGGAGCTCGTTGTAGCGCTGCATGAACTTGACAAGCGCCTGACGCGGTGAAAGTGGATTAATCAAGATTGGTGCTGGGTCAATACCGTGGAGGATCGGCCAGGGTGTGCCGTCATCAAGACCGAATTCCCGGCGTTCTGTCGCCAGCATTACCAAATCTGCGTGCTTAACTTCACGACTCATTTCAAGCGGCAGACCGTATTTAACGGCAATGGCACTTTCAACCGACTGGATAACGTTGCGGTAATCTGGCAGTAACTGCTTAAGCGGTGCAGCGATATCGTTGCAATATGCCTCGGCGGCATCGTGCATCAGCGCCTCAAAGGCGAATTCTGGCGGCACCAGATCACTGACAAGAACAGAGTGCTGAGCGACGCTGTAAAACTCAGGCACATGGCCGGTGAAGCGGCAAATATTCGACAGCGCAGCGGCGATGTCTTCGATGCAAATTGATTCCGGCGTTATATCGCAGAAATTGAAATGCCTTCCTGTGAGGGTAGTAATCCAGGACATGAGGTTTCCTTCAGGAAATTTGATGTGCGCCGGGCGGCGCGGGAGAGTTACGGGCGGAGGCGTGCTTGCCGGGCCTCCATGGCTGCTATTATGGCGGTCCGGCGTGCTGCACCAGCGCAAAAATCGCCTCGTTGTTCAGCCCAAAGGATGTTGTTGCCGGTTGCCCGCTTCCCGGCCTGCCGCCATAGCTGGGCGGCCTCAGAGAAAAAGCCTTTCTTCTCGCTGTCAGCAGCCTGCTGAGCAAGGTTTTTAAAGGTCAGTCGCATAAATGCTCCAGAAAGCCCCCGAAGGGGCCTTATCAAAAGGGTATATCATCATCGAAATCAGGTACTTGCTGCTGATGGCCCCGGCCGCCAGCGTTCTGCTGCAGGCGTGACTGCGGCTGTGATTGCTGCTGACCGCCCAGCATTGAACGCTGCTGATTGGCCGGTTGCCCGCTGAAGCCAGGATTAGCAGGGTGACGCTCATCACGGTCCGTGAGCGTGGCGACCAGCTTATCAACAGCTTCAGCTGGCGTGTTTTCGACCGCCTCTTTGAAGGTTTTTCGAGTGTTAGAGCCGTACACCTGGCGAATTTCAAATCTGTAGCCTTCGCCGCCGTCGTTTTTGGTGTAGAGGACTTTCTGCAGGACAAAGCCGATCGGCTTACCTTCCAGATCCTTGCAATGCAGTTCCGTCTCATTCTGCTCATTAACGACTTCAGTAGGGTAGAGCGCCTTAACTTTTGTCAGTCCCATGATTGCGTTGATCATCGCGGTACCGCCACGCAGCGGGTTGCCGTCACGTCCGGTATATGAGACTCGCAGGTAGTTGATAGGACCGACATCAGTCTCCAGTGAAAACTCCATCGATTGTGACTGAGAATCACGGCCAGAGGTGAACAGGGCGGTTTTGATGGTGCCGGTGTAAGCACCACCTTCTGATACACCTCCCGGGCCGGATGCTTTAGCTGATTCAGGATCGAAAGTGAAAATTGGCTGCATTATGCTGATACTCCCTCGTTGAGTTCGTAGTAGTCCCGGATCGCCGCATCAACGGCGTTCAGGTCGTTGTCAATCTGAAATTCCTTGAATAATCCAATCGGCGATTTAACCGGGTCTGTACCATCGGATTGAGTGGTGAAGTGGTAGCGCCCGTCCGCTACGGATGTGCGCAGGGCGATGGTGAACATGCCTTCAACGGTGATCTTCTCGTCCAGCATCTTGCCGATGGTTTTCATCTTGATGCGGCCGGCGGCTGTTTCCTCTGTGTGAGCGAGGAAATAGACGATCAGGTCATCTTCAGCCTGCTGCGCGGCTTTTACCACGTCCCAGGCTCCTCCGCCGATCTCGGTGAACTTCTCAAACGATTTCTCGCTGCGGCGGCGCATGAATGAGTTACCCATCACATACTGAAAGTCGTCGATCACCACGAATTTTCGTTTAGCCCGGCGGGCGTGCTGAATAATAAGCACGATGTCAGCCGCTACATCCGTGTGGAATACGTTGCCTGTTCTGGCGTTGAAATCGCGTGGCTGCCAGCCCTTCGACTTGAAAGGCAGACGCTTATTTTCCGGATTGACCAGAAAACCCTCTTCAGGGTTGAGGTGCATCATGCTGGCCGACTTACCGGATCCGGAGTCGCCCAGGATGAGAACGGGGATACCCATATCAGCCCCCAGGTTGCAGATGATGTTTTATGGTGAATTGAACGTCTTCTTCATCTGTCAGATTTTCCAGACACCAGGTCACATAACGATGGTCTTTTCGGATCCATTCCTCGAATGGCACACCTTTATGTTTTCCAAATGGCATGGCGTGTAGCAGAGATGGCCGGTTGGTGATGTCGCGCATCTGCGCCACAGTGAAGCGGGCCTCTTTGTTGATGCGGATCAGGTTAGCGGCGGTGACGTAGCAGTCATACAGCGCGCGGTGAGCATGCAGACCGTCCGGAACGTTCGCATTGACCTGCAGGTGATAACGCAGGTACTGGTTACCGTGACTTTCCAGCTCCGGCCAGAGCTTGCGTGCCAGCTTCATGGTGCAGATCCACGGCGCGGTGATCTGCGGCAGCTTGCTGCGGTCAAATTTAGCGTTATGGGCCACGTACACGTCAGCGCCGAGGTAACGGTCGATCACCTCGTCAATCGGGGGGGCACTGGCCACATCCTCGTTCGTGATGTGGTGGAGAGCCATGGCACCGATAGTGATTGGCTCCGGCGGCTTAACGAAATCGCTCATCGGATTGCAGATCTGGCCGTCAACGATATCGACGCTGGCAATTTCACATACTCCGCCTTCAAGGCTGGTTGTTTCGGTATCGATAACTCGCAGAATAGGTGAGGTCATTGATTACTTCCTGTTATTGAGTCGGCGATGGCTTCCCGCTGCGCCAGCTGGTTAGCCAGCTGTTCGAGGTCGGCCGGGCCGAGGTGGTTACGCTCGCATATGGCGAGGATTGTCGAGAGGGCCAGGCGGCGCATGGCTACCTGCACCATGATGTGCTCAGCCATGCCCTGGTTGGCGGTGATCAGTTCCATACAATCCCCGTAACGATGGCCAGCGCCACAGCGCCAAGAAGAGGAACGAGCCAGGAAGAACGGCGTGGGTGAAAATCAGCACCGGTCAGCCGGTGAATGAACTGCAGGCGATCGATAGGTCTCATGACGTGCGGATCCTCGTTGTGCGTGCTCTCTGCTGCGACGGCACGCGGATAGATTCCTGATAGCGCCTTCCGCACTCAGCGTCAGCGCAAAATTCGTGATATTCGGACCGGTTCCAGAAGCGGATAGTTTTCCTGATAATGTCGTCCGGCTGGCGGAACTTGCCGCAGTATTTGCACATCACGGCATCAGTAAACTCGGTTGCACATTGCAGCACCGTAAACTCGCAGTGCGTCATTCTGTTGCCATCGCTGTCGACATATTCAACGAAAATTTCATCCAGGCCTTTATAGTTCGGACGGACCGAGCAGCCATCGAAGGTGACCAGCTTGCTGCCGAGCCGGATAGGCGTGCCCGGCGTAAGTTCTGCCAGGCGTTGGTGTGTCAGTTTGGGAATGATTTGCACAGTAACCTCCTGAGCGAGGGCGTAAAAAAGCCCCCGATGTGAGGCGAGGGCGGTAGGCAGTAATATCGTCGAGCTGACTCGTAAATCAGTTTTGCGATGTCACTTGATTATTTGTTGCGGGCGGTGATCATGGCGTCGGCAACCTTATAGGAATCTCGTGCCACCCACTTCGCCGCATCGTCATTGACGTTATCCAATTGTCCCGGATTAGCCAAAATCCCCTGCATAGCCTTAGCCGCAAAATAATCGCGCATTGTTAAGCCTGGAAATTGAAAAATATCACCATCTCTTGTTTGGACCGGATATGCCTCGTTATTAATCCTGTTGAGCTTCGCTTCTGCTGGAAATGCTGGCCCTCCTGTTTCTTTACTCAT